CGTAGACAGGTGGTTCCTACGGGGGTCACGAACTGTTTGAATAATTCTTGACATATCTATACAAATAAGTAAAATAGTTGTAAATAAATAAAGGATTCTGTTGTATAATAGAGTAAATATTTAGGAGAAGACGAAATGGCATTAAAAAAGGACAGAAAAATGAAGGTTGTAAGAGTAACAAGAACAGAGTTTGAACTGGATAATGGGGACATATATCCGCTTCCTTTTGAGTTAGATTACACCCCAACTCTCAAGGAATTTAATGAAATATATGCAAATTCCAGAAAACTCGTTGAAGAACTTGTTCTTCAAAGTAAAAACAAGTCATTTTTAAATAATGAAAAAGATACTAAAAATTAAGGAAGTGGCTGATTTAATTGGCGTAACTTATAAAACCCTTCACAGATGGGATGAAGAAGGTAAATTGCCATCTCTTCATATGACCAAGGGGACAAGAAGGTATGATTCCGAATTGGTAGAAAAGTTTCTGGGACAATATAATTCAGAATCAATCAAGGATAGACCAGTTTGCATTTATGCCAGAGTAAGCAGTCACGAACAAAAACAAAAAGGAGATTTGGAAAGACAGAAAAATAGAATGGTTGAATATTGTGCCAAGAATGGTTACAAATTAGATTATGTCTTGGAAGATGTTGGTTCTGGATTGTCTGGAAGCAGACCAAAGTTGTTAAAATTATTCAAGTTGGTTGAAGAGAGAAAAATATCCAAGGTCATTATAGAACACAAGGATAGATTGACTAGATTTCAATTTAATGTGTTTGAGGAATTTTTTGGTGCTTTTGATGTCAAGATAGAGTATGTTGATGATGGAAAGAACTTGCCATATGAGCAAGAATTTGCCAATGACATAATGGCATTGATATCTTCTTTTAGCGGGAAGTTCTACGGGAAAAGAAGTGGCGAGAGAAAGAAACTCAAAAAGATTTTAAATGAAAATAATCAGATCAAGCAAGTGTAGCATTAAATTTGCTACCGACAAAAAGAAGAAAGAACTACAAAACATACTTCAAGAGTATGGAAAAGTAGTTAATATCTTCATTGATTATTTCTGGGATTCCAAGGAAAAGACCAGCAAAACACAGCTTTTAAAGCCCATTGTTGATATTCCTAAAGATAGTTGGTTGTCCGCCCGTCTTCGTAAAGTGGCAGCAAGAGAAGCATTGGACATGATTTCTGCTTCCAAAGAGAGATGGAAGAACAAACCAAGCAAGTTGGTCAAGCCTGTTCATAAAGGGAAAAGAATGTATGTTTCTTGCACTATAGCAGAACTTCAGGACAGCAAGGAAGCAAAAGAGTTTGATGCATGGCTTCATATTGCCTCCGTGGGAAACAAGATAACAATGAACATTCCTATAAAATTTCACAAGCATTATAATAGACTGTGTTCTAAAGGCAAGAGATTAAATTCATATATTATCACAGAAAACTATGTTCAGTTTGTTTTTGAAATAGATACTGGTTTAAAGAAGGAAGGTAAAAACTGTATTGGAGTTGATACTGGAATAAACGCTTTGGCTTCCTTATCTACGGGAAAACAATTTGGCAAAGATATTAAGGAATGTATTGAAAGAGTCAAGAGATGTAAGCAAGGTGGCCACGGTAAACTAAAAGCCAGAAGAGCATTAAAGCAAAGAATTGATGAAGTGGCTAAGGAAGTTGTTAAGACTAATCCAGATTTGATTGTGGTGGAAGCCTTGAAGAAGATGGGACATAATGGTAAACTCAAACGGCGATTGAGTAAAAATATTCGCCGTTCTATTGGTAGCTGGAATTGGAAATACTGGTTGGGGAGACTAGAACAACAGGCTGAACAAAACCGTGTTTCGTTCAGAACTGTTTCTCCTTTTTATACCAGTCAAATCTGTCCAGCGTGTAGTCATACCGATAGAGGAAACAGAGACGGAGAAGTATTCCGCTGTCAGAAGTGCGGCTACACTGACAATGCAGACATTAATGCAAGCAGGAATATTTTGTCTCGGTTTCTTACTGGACCTTACGGTGCCAGTTACAAATCTAAAAACAAGGCAGTTTTGGCTTATCCAGAATTGTCTAGTTTATAAGGAACGGTTAGATGACCTGTTATTAGCAGAGCGAGCAGATAGTCATACCGATATAGATACCGTATATACTATCCAAATCAACTGACATAACTATATCAAATTGACGTTTGTAACTCTTAGGTAGTGCAATAATAAAACTAGCACTACTAGAGTTGCTTACAAAGCCATTTCTTATTTTCATTCGTCTCTAGGACTACAATCGTAGTAACCTTCCTTATGTATTAGTGCTATGTAGTTATCAAACGCATCAACCACATCTATATTAGGATCTAGTTCATCTAAATCATCTAACTCACTGCCGTTATCGTTTGTGTTTATAATTATCTCAACCAGGTCAGGTAATTTGTTTCCCTTTATAACATGAATACAATCATTATCCATAAGTGCGTCAATTGTCTGACGTTCATCATCTGAAAGATACTGCATTACTTTATTATGTATCACTTTTGTGGTGATTATTATAAATGTGCTGCTCGAACTATTTGATATGTATCCATCACGATTTTTCATTATGGCCATAAGCAGACTGCCGCTGTATAACGGTCATCATCTGCTTTATCCTCTTCACTAATTATTTCTCTATCTTCTCTTGCCCAGCCACAACCTTCAATCACTTGAAGTTCATTAAAATAATTACCTTCTTCATCTCCAGCCATAACGACAATATCATCCGGACCAAACTTCTCAAGTTTCTTGATTAAATCTTTAACCTTCATTTTAAACTCCTAAGTAATTTGTTTATCTCGTATATCTCTTCATTATGTTCGTTTAGAGCACGTTCTGCGTCTGACTTTAAAACAGTGATAAGATGCTTCTTAGCCTTCTCTAATGTTGTAGATACTCCACCAATTCCACACCCATTCCGCCAACAATGATATTTAGTTCCTAACTTATCATCAGGCATAAAATGGCCATAGCTGATAGTATATGATCCTACTGGCGTATCTAGTTCAAATACTTCTTTCATTTTTCTCCTTATGTCCAAAGATAATGACGAATCTTTATTAAACGAATCATCATTTCTTCATCTTCCTTATCACATTTTTCTTCCCACACAGTACACTCCTCACACGCTTTATGCCATCGCTCTTCAGCTTCTTTTGATGTGTGTTTGAAATGCAATTCTCGTGTATATTCTTTTTTACCTGTAATTGGGTTAAGTATTTGTTCAGTGGTTCGATCAGAGAACTCTAAACTAGGTGCTTCAATGCCTGGAAAAAATAACGGATTATAATCATCCCTGAATTGTCTTATGCCCGTCCACCACTTATAAAGTATTGTCATTTCAGACCAAGCATGTTTATGCCCAGTATCTGAATCCCAATTAACTATTTCATCCGGTTTTTCATTTTCCATAAAATCGCATAAAACCTCGAAAATCGCATTTATAAGTCGTTCATCTGCATCATGATAACCTGGTTTTAGATATCTCATCTTTAAAACGTGAAAACGGTCCCAAGTACGATATCTAATCCAGTTCCAACCGCTATTCCTTCTTAGCCAACGGAATACGTTCATTTTCTATGTTTTTCCTTAATTGTAATAACTACCGGAATAAGTCGTGTGTATTTATTCCTGTACTTCATTTTATCATCAAAAGTTATTAAATGTGCCCTATAAATATCTTTTGTAAAAAATGCAAATTCGCCTTGTGTTTGTGAAAGATATTGTCCAAAGACTTTTGACTTTTTTGCTATACATTTAGCCACATAATATTGCTCTGTTGCATTCATTTTAAATCTTTCATCCATTGACTAAGTTTACGAATGGTATCATCTGCAGACTTATGCACAATACCTATTCCGCCTCGTTCACGCCATTCAATTACGGTCTTTTCATAATCATCAATAAGTACACGGCCAAATTGGCAAAGTTTAATCTTATCTTTCCTTCTACCAATATGCCTTGCTACATGTTTACCTACCTCTTTATCGAGCCATATCTGCTTACCCGGTGCCACAAATTTAGATAATGTTAACTTAGGTCTAGCCGAAATAATTATCGGATCAAACTTTTTAACATATCTCCACAATCTGTGACCATCATACGTCCACGGTATATTAGCCCAAAACTTAACGCCATGTTCATTAATAGGTTTCCAAATTGATTCCACTCCATGTTCAGTCTCATAGGCTGCTACATCTACCTTAAATAATTCCTTGAAACGTCCCATGAAATCCGTAATTACACCATCCATATCCAAATATAATTTAAACTTCATTACTATCCTTTCATGGTCTAATAATAAAACCTTCTAATTGCAACGAAACAATTATTCCCCAAATAGCCAATAACCAGATTAATACTTTAACACATGTATTAAAAATATCTGATCTTTTCCATACGATAGCCAAAATTAAACAAAACAAAGTTGAAAACACTGCGTAAAATTAATCATCTTTCTCCTTATAAAATAGGTGCGTGTAATGATAGTGCTCAAATTCTCGTATTTCTCAAGGCATAGAGATATCCCCACACTACGTCTACTTTCCGGCGGTACCGACGGTAGCTCCGACACCTAATTATTAATCTAGTTTGTAAATAGGACACGCACGATTGCTAGCCATAACTTTTGCTCTAAATGCCTTCACAGGTGTAGCATACCATACATCCCTATAAAAATCCTTTACATCCAACATATTAACTGGGATTACATCTTCGTGATTTTCTGCAAATGAACAATACCAAGCCATACCATTTACATCAACATAGAAAGAAAACAGCGCTGATTCACATGGTTCCGATGCTTGTCTAAATGACTGTTTTACTATCTCATCAATATCCATAGATTCTACTGCTTTTTCGAACCTACGAGCGCCACAAGAATCAAAACCATAATTAAGTTTATATACCATGCACTTGTTTATGATTTCCTTACATGTAGCTATATCAATGGGGGTATAATTACCAACAGCCCTACCTTTGGGTTTAACTCCCAAGAAAACAACAGCATTCAATCGTGATAGTCTTGAATCAGTTTTAATTTCATCAATAACTGTATTTACAAATCCCATGGTCTCCATAGCTGTAAATATATGGATATTAACCTGATTCATGCAGTATCGCTTAGACATCATTTCAATAGTGTTATACGCTTCCTCCTTATGTCCGGGGTAAACACTAATTGCAATAGCTCCAAGGTGCTCAGCCATCTGTTCACCAATGGTTCTATCCATGTCTATACCTGATACAGTAATATTAGGAATAATACCTATCTCTCTGCACCATGCCATCATCTTTATAAGATCTGGATTAGTTTTTGCTCCTGTCGTACCAATGGCTATTTGTGTCAACACTAAGGGGAATAAACTAATGATCTGCTTAAACGTATCCAATGACATATTAGTGGGTGCATCATTAGTGTTACTTTTATAACACCAGGCACACTTATTAGGACAACCATTCTTAGCAATTTCAATATCAAGTATCTCCGGCCCAATTGGGGAGAATATAGGATCATCTTCCTTATTAACTCCCCAACGTAACATTTGCCCATCTGCCTTGTTGAACATAAGGTTGTAATCAGGCCCGCGTACTAACTTAGCCTTGTCCGTCTCTACGAAAGTATATTCCTTGCCATTAATAATTATTAACTGTAGTTTATTTGGCTTTTTCATTTTGCTTTTTCAGTTCTTTTTGTATTATAGTTTTCCAGGCTAATCTAATTTCACGTTTATTAGTCTTACAGATACTGCGCCAACATTCATCAATCCAATAACGATCAAGGATATCCCGTTCTAATTTTTTAGTAATGCGTTCAGCTACTTTTGCTACATCCATCTTAACCCCAACTTCTATGTTTTTCTTCTACTGATTCGAAACCATCATATTCATCTATCTCATAATCAATACCATCGGGTATCTCAATAACTCTAAGTTTGGCACAACTACCGTTTGCCTTGTCCCCAAGTTTTTCTACACACTCTATAAGTTTAGGATCCGTCCTATCATAATCCCTACTAGAAAGACTAACAGAGTTATATAGTTTATTACTAGCATCTTTCTCTTTCATTGTCATCTCATGCCACGGTTTTTTATACTTCAAAACCTCACCGGGATTAGGAATACTGAATGCTGAAAAGAAAAGTCCTTTTATGTCTTCCATATTAACGGGTGTAAACTCATGTTCTCCCAGTCCGCCCTTAAAAAAATAACACTTCTTTCCAGCAACTTTTGCCAAATATTTAATAGCCTGTGGTGATAATGAAAAACCACCATAACATGCATTAATTACTATTTTCATTTATTTCCTCTCTATGCGTATTGTTCCTCTTCTTCCATATCTTGACGCCTACGTTTATCCCATCGCTGATTAACCAATTGCTTATACTGTGCTGTGGATATTCTCTTATGATTACAATCACCAGTACTATCGGGTTGCCCGCATTCAGGACATAATTCACATTCTGGGAGATTCCACACTCGCCCAAATTTATCTCTACGCTGACTCATTTTGACTCCCAATTTTTGATATCTTATCCTTATATAATTTAGCTGCTGCCCGGCTTACTGCTCTTCTCGTAATAGGATTATCAACAATCTCGCCAGCAGCTTCCCTATAAACATCTTCAATCATAGCTTTAACCACATCGCCTGTCCTTGTAATATCGTTTGGATTTCCAAGCTTATCCAATACGTGAGTTAATCTCATATATGTAACAAACTCATTAGCGGCTGTTTCAGCATCTGCTATTAATTTTAAATCATCACCAACTTTAGGTACATGTTTACGTTCAGCAAAATCTTCTCGTTTATGCTTTGATATAATGCGCTCACCATTGTTCATTCTCAATTCCATTAGTGGACGCAACACAATTCCTTCTCGTTTCTTAACTGTAGTTGGGTCATTACGATCTGCACAACCATTACGAAATGCCTGTTCACTTGGAGTATCTCGTTCGATATCTAATGAAGCAAGGTCAGTTGATATCTTTCTATAATGAACAAATTCCAATCCAAAGGATGTAACAATTCCCTCGGCTTGCGGAACTGCTAACCATGACTCACCTATCTTAACTTCAAAAGCAATAAATTTTAATTGCTTACCATAAGTGGCTGACATACCTTGACACTTGCCACCATACACCTCTCCATATATAACTACATCAGTCAGGGAACCATGCCCTAACCCAATAAACTTCTCTTTAAGTTTCTCTTGATCAAATATAGCAACAAAATTGACATGTTTCTCGCCACCTGCAAAGAATGTAAGACTACCATTCCATCCAATATGTGCACTCGATCCATGTATCTTTTCCATTGCATAACATTCTCTTAACATCATTATCTCATTAGCTGCATATAAATTCTTTATGTGTTTATAACTCATATTATCCTTTTTTCTTTACTGCTGTCTTAATGAAACGTATTACGGCATCTTGTGCTGAAATACTGCAATCACCATCTTTGAATCCCAATTTAATACACGCATCATATACTTTAACCCAGGCTTTAGCTTGGTTTTCTAAAATGCTGTTTTTTCTATTATGTATATTACTCATATTATCCTTTAAAAATAAGCAGTGAAGGTCGAACAGGTATCACCGGAAAATGATACAATATTAATTAAAACCGGAAACACGACCATAGGGAGGTTCTAAACTACGGTTTTTTCACTCTGTATGCTCACGCAGTACAGCACTGCTTAAATAATTAAGTGTTTAACGCGTCTTTTAGAAAGTCCACCATACTCTGTGTCAAAATCTCCTCATTCTTAGCAAAGTGTATTACCTCAACTATATCATCATTTTTCCCTTTGTTATATATTACAACAGTAGGAAAAAATGACTTAAGGCACCATAACGCTATATGTAGTTTTATACTATCGAATATACTCATGTCATATCCAATATACTACATAGTACCCACGTTATGATAAAACTAAGTACTAAACAAACAATAAATACGGTTATCAAATAATGATCTAAATTCCAAGAAATTATTTTACGTTTAATTCTATCAATCATTAGTGTAATTGCACTCCTATTATATAACCAAGTACAAACCCAATAACAAACATGGGTACTGGGTCTAAGTTACTAATCCAAAATAATAACCATTGTTTAAATTCTTTAAACATTAATTGTATATAATTCATGTCATCTCCTCATCATATATTTCCTCGTATGTGCGGCTATATGTTTTATCTAATGAATGGCCATCCAGAAATCTATCGATAATTAAACCCTCGTCAGTAAAGTTAAAATCAAGTGTAATATCTTTTAAATCATAATCTACGGCACAATCTAATACACTAACTCTAAGTTCATCACAATGTTTCCAGGTCTTACCGCCATCTGTACTAAATTCAATTTTTGTTTTCACTCATCTTCCCTTCGATTAGCTTCTCGCCAACCTTTTAACCACCCATCTTGCCCATCCGTACCCTCATCATATGGACAATCTTGTTCATCTGCACCATCATAGTAAGCATCATAACCCTCACAATAAAATGGATCTTCAAACGGATCTATACTCATTTCGCTAGTCCTTCTATTGCATCATTAATACTATCAACGGCTAATTCACATTCATGCGTTTCACTTGAACTAAATTCCTCACATTCATCTTTAGCCATACGATAAATATCTATAATAAAAACCCTCAACGTTGGATATTCCCTCATTTTCTCTTTACAAAAGACAGCTAGTTCTTTTAAATTCATTTTAGTTTTCCACAATTATGAATTCATTTCTAAAATCTTTATTTGATTTATATACACATTTACTGTGTGTAATAATCTTCCATACATATTTCTCTGGAAGATCATCTAAATAATCCTGATTAAATTGTGCTTTAATCTCATCATCCTGTTTGGAAACTTGTATTGCTTTATACCTAGTTCCATCCGAGGTATACCAATTAGGATAACAAAGACATACGGTTATATTCATTTAGGATAACAAAGACATACGGTTATATTCATTTAGGTTCTTCTATTATCCAGGTACTGTGTGGTAAAGTATGAGAGAATTCAAAATCAGAATAATGTACAGATTCATCTTCATCATCGATTAATCTTAATGCTTCTGCTTTACTGGTTGCCATCACTTCTAATCGCTGAATATGTACTTCATTTCTACCTATTATAAATTTTCGTTTTCGTTTTTTCATATTCTCCTTTAGCTATATCAATAGTTTTAAAACATTTTCCACGTAACCAAGTTATAAATTCTTTATATCCTGGATTCGTTTTATTGTATTCATCTATACCTTTGTTCCATGTATCTTCGTCTTGTTCAAACAATACCGAACCACATTTAGGACAACAAGGTAAACCGACAGTATTAGCCAAACCAGTAGTCAAACAAGCACCTAAAGTACCGACTTTATCAATACTATCCCACCATACACAACCTGCACCATAAACTATACGATTAGCTTTCATTCCATGTTATCCGATGTAAGCTCTAAAAAGTTACGTTGGCCTTCTGTTAATTTCCCTACGAAGACTTCTTCATAATCTTCACGAGAATACTCTTTATCCTTAACTTTTATTGTACTAACCGTTTCTAACGTAAAGAATCCACCAATTAGATTTTTATACCCCATACCAGAATCTGCTGAGCCATCTGCAACAGCGGTTTTGAGAATACGTAATAGTTCTTTTTTAGAAGGTGATGAATACTTACGTGAAGGATATGCACCTTCTCCGCCACCCCATAATTCTCCATAAACCAGACCACTAGCATTATAGTGTTTTTTCATTTCTTTTTCCTTAGTTGCTCAACTGTTGTAATAATTATAGGTTGACTTTTTCCCATATAAGGAATTCCCCTTACTGTGTTGAAGTCGTAAAATTCAATTGCTTCCTCTTCCGTCATACCATCTCTCAACATGAACAGATTAATAATTTTCTCTTCATCATATGCGAGTACATCAGGTTGTCCAGGTCTATGACATATACCTATAATGGCCGAATCAAACTCAGGCCCTTCTAAAAAAGTCAATGTATCATCATCATCTATACAAGTCATATCAATTAGATCTTGTCTAAATTCACTTCGTTTCTGTTTAGCCATATATATGAAAAGCCTTATTTTTAGGAGTCATCCCAGTTAGTGTTAAGTAATATCGTTTTAATTTATGTTGTTCTGTATGTATAGTACTTTCATCATCCTCTTGAATACCATACTTAAGTTCAATCTTTATAATCTCGTTATCATAATCTGCTATTTCCGCTGTAGCAAATTCACCACAAAGTTTACCTGTACAACACTCTTTATACGTTGCTTCTTCGAATGCTGTTAGTATCTTTGAAAGTTCGTTAAGTTCTTTTTTTGTTAATCGTTTAATTTTATTCATTATTTCCTTAAATTAAAAAGGGTACGGGTGGATTATAACCACCACGCACCCAAAACCACAAAAGTCACTAACCCTCACGAAATTGAATATAGGATTGGGCGTGTTTTAACCGGATAGGGTATTGCAGCCCATTCATAGAGTTGTTTTCCTAGCGCCACGGCTTCGTTTCCAATCCTATACTATAGGGAGTGCTACGATTTTCACGTAGAATAATACTCAGTTTATTGCTGATTACTCCCTTTATTAACTACTGCATTGCAAAAAGTAAATAACTCAGGATCACTAAAAGTACCTCGTGCTTGATTTGCAATACAAGCAATAAAACGTACATTACCTTTTATATACCCTTTGGAATTATCTATACGATCCAAACTAGCTCTGTATAATCTATTTCCTGTATTCCATCCCATGGTATTTTTAGGTAATATCAATTTCCATCCTGTTAAACTACATTTACCTTGCTGACTGTCCCATAATTCTATTAAATCTTGTAACGTTAATGTACACAATTTTCTATTACATTGATAGGCATGTAACTTCGCCACTTTAATAAACCATCTAAATGGTGATAAACTATCAGTACGATTACCCGCAAATAATTTAATTCGTGCCCCTATAGGATCACTCGGATGTTCCTTATTTTTAGTAATAGTAGCACATTTATGAGTACAAAAATGTCGCATACCACGCTTACGTGATCTGTTAATTTCTGCAATTCTTTTTTTAAACCATTTTTTACAATTAAAACATTTTACTCTACTTGTCATATTTACCTCCACTGTTAAATGCATTATAGCATAATCGGTGGAGGCGACAAGAACAAAAAAATGGAGCCGCCGTGACTCGAACACGGGTCCTGAGATGCAATTGAATTCTATTCTTCACGTGTGTGTTTGAACATTTAATTAGGGAAAGTTCAACAATTCCCCACAGAACCTTATTCTGCACTACACCAGAATACTTGTCCTGGAAAGCACTGAGATTGAATAAGCCGACGTTCGCTTCTCAGATAGCACCTTAGTTTCTTCGCTACTCCCACCTACCAAGATTATCTTAGTGGTTTCACGTCTGCCGTCAATTAAGCGGCGAGAAGTTTGCTGTCTTCAGCATTTGATTGCTCTTCAGAGCATGACCTATGCATTATTAACGTGGCCAAGCACAGGATCCACGACACGCATACAACTCTCTTAACACCCAGTCGATACCTTTCGGCCCCATTAAATATAATACTACTTATTAGCGATTAGTACAACAGAGTTTTGAATTTTGTAACGTAATCGGCAGATCATAATCAACATAGTGAGCCAGATTGAGTTTACGAGGTAACCCATTGATATGATTCCAACCCTTCACATTGCCGGGACCGGGAAATATAAAGATACCATAATTACGACTGTTGACTGCATAAACATTACCACTCTTAATATTCTTCACAATTCTCGGACCATTAACTGCATTTACTTCAGATTTAATATTCATTAAATTTCCTTATTTTATTTTGTATTTACCGGCTTGCCGGTTTAACGATAGTTTCCAGTGTATCTGTATCAAACTCTACTGTAATATATTCTCCATAGGATATCCAGGTTTCCAATATTTTCTTAATCTCAATTGCCTTATCCAAATCCTCAACTTGTTCATCTACTTGATCCAATACATCTGGCATTTTAAATGTTAATTGTATTTTCATTAATCATCTACCTCTGTACATAATCCACAACGTTCACAAATATCTCCAGCATATGTTTGCGTTTTAATACTTAAATCACGAGCTAATTCATTCAAGTCTATTGGCATTACCAACTGAGCTTTAAATCCAGTACCCCAAGAAGCCAACATAGTAGGTTCACTACTGGTATTATATCTAGGTCTAAATTTGTGACCGAACAATCTACCCGCTAAACCAGAACATTTTTCTTCATTCATTTAATACTCTGTTTTAAACACACTGTTATTATTTGGTGTATATTTAACTATTCGAGAATGTAACATAAGTTCTGCCTGTCTACGCCGTGCCTTGTCCCTGGTAAACCATACCTGTCTAGGTTCCCATACAAGTTCAAAAGTATCATAATCTATTCTAGCTACTTCAACTACCCATACATGTCGTTTATTTTTCAATTGGTATCTCGGGAAATGGATTAAACATATAATCTACGTCCGGTTCTTCTCCGTGTGTTATCTCCGGGTGCAGAATCGTTATAGTAAGTTTACTCCATTCTTCTGCTGTTTTAGGCACACAGTATCCATCTTCACGCATACAGTATGTCCATCGGGTTATTAACTCATCCGGTATACTAATAATCATAGATTTTTATCTTCTTGCTTAGTTTCTTTATACCATGCATCCACTTCTTCAACCATATCTGGATTGTGTTTCTTGAAGCAAACTATGCATTCATCATAAACCCAACTACCTAAATAGATCTGATCATGTCTCATAAATTTACCACAACTGGCACATATATGAAATGAATCATCTTCTGCATGGTGGCATAATTTATCGATTATACTATCCCAAATGTTTAACTGCTCCTTGCTAAGTGCTATGGGTGTACCCTCGGGAGTACTAACATGATAGTAAAAACGTAAACCACCAAATTTTTCTTTTACTTGATCAGCAATAGGCAATAAACCTGTTACCTTATTTATCTCTCGTAGTTGTGAACAGAGTTTATACAATAGCGGATACCAACCTGCACCAATATTAAATCCCCAACACATACAGGTTTCGCTCATTGGTTTATGTCGATTTTGAAATATGTCCGGAAAATCAGTACACATTAACTTATCAAATTCTTCCGGCTTTAAATCAATATACTTATAATCCAATCCGTCTATTTTATCTTCACTTCCTACAAACATAACTACTCCTTTATTTGCGAACGTTAGCCCTCATAACTGAATTACGTTTGGCTTGTATAATTATAAGATCGGTTTCTGCTAGCGATAATCCTTGTTCAGCACCCTTACAAAATTCAATTGTAACATCCAATGCAATATCTTGATCTTGTTTCCAATCCGGGTGTGCTGCAAATAATAAATCCAATTGTCCTAACAACATCGCTGTGCCTGCCTTGCAAAGTGGGCGATACTGTACAGGAACATCTGCGTCAATAATCTTAACTAATTCAGGGTACAAAACTTCAGTATATGTCTGTCCTGCTTTAACTGAACTGGCCTTATCTGCTATCACACCAAGAATCTCAATTACTGCTGTCTTAGCTACTTGAGGGGGATTATCAATAGCAATCCAGGTAACTGCTGAAAATAGTCCAACCGCATTAGCAATTGCTTTGACTTGATCCGGGGTAACCTTACATGCTGTTAAGCCCAATAAACTAACTGCAACCAACATTGTCATAATTCCTACATAAATTTTCTTCATTTTTCTCCTTATTTAATACAACCTTACAATTTTATAATTAAAGGCTAAATTACCTTCAGCCCATGTTTTCGCAATACGTTCGTTTTTAAATGTTTCAACCTCACCACGTGGATTTAATACTAACGCAATATAATCAGATCCATTATATTCCACTATAATATACAACTCATTACTTAAATGTGGCATTATAATAATCCTCTAATTTTTTCCAGACACCATCAGAACCTTCCCTCAAAAGAATCTCATATACAGGTTCTGCATCTAATCCGGATCCATCATAATAACAAGGTTTACCATCTAGATACTCACATGACTCCCTCCTGGATTGATCAGTATACATAGGTTTAAGACTATGATAACCTAAATCTGCGGGACTTGGCAGAAAGTGGCATTTAATATCATACTTATCTAAATTATTTTGATTTTTTAAAGTTCTAGTTACAGATTCCTCTGTGACGTGGGGTAATTGCCAATTTGTAAATAGGACAAACTGTACTGCACCTTTTTTACCTTTTAATACAAAACGCATATCACACCCATGAATACCATAATTCTTAGTAGGATCAGGATTACGTCTATCAAATGCCGGCAAAATAATAACTTCTTTAATGAATTTTTCTTTTTTCATTTAACTCACAATAAGACTAATGATCCTTAAAGCAAGATCATCACGTTTATCTTTATTACATTTTAAACTCGGAATGTGATCCATAAGTAAACATGCTACATTGGCAACATAGACACCTCTTAACTCAGAGTCTTTCATTAATGTATCTTTCATTACCTTTCTAGCTTTTACAAATTTTGATTCTTTCATTAACAATCTCCAGCATAGTTCACAATGGCATCTTGAGATAATCCAATTGCCTTAAAGAAATTAGGCATAGCACCATTATCCATAATGGTACTAGCCCTAATAAATTCACCATCATCCCTAATAGTCCAACCCTGCAAATCCTGTAAGACATCATCAAAAGTTAATGCCTTAGCCATCTTCTCCATGTTAAACATTGCATATATTTGAAGATCAGACATCTTAGATACTTGGAGGATAAAACTGGCACTACTACTATTACTCACGAAACTATTACGTCGTTTCATTTAGTTACCATCCTATTTGTTTACTTATTCGTGTATGTTCCTCAGGTCCTTCTTCTTCGCGTTTCTGTTTAAATTTATCAGTAAAATATTTACCGACATCACCAACAAACCAAGCAGAACCAGGTGGGTCAAATCTCCAATGTCTAAACATATCAGTATAACTCATATTATCAATAGCTAATTTCATTTCAGCTGGATTAATTTTTATCTCCTTTTAATTGGTGGGGGCGACTGGATTCGAACCAGCAACGTTTCTAATGTAGAGCATTTTAAGTGCTCTGTGTTTCTCCAATTTCACCACGCCCCCGTTATTTTCTATTACGAAAATTATCTGTCAAACTATGACAATTTAAACAATTTAATTCAAGATTATTTAATGTATTATTTGAACGATTTCCATCTTTATGATGAAGTTCCAAAGGTATGGGATTATCTAACCAAGTACTTAATTTACAAGATGCACATATATGACCATGTAAAGTTATTAAATGTGTTTTAACCCAGGTTAAATTTATTTGTTTAAGTCTAACTGCATTATTTATATCCCAATTTTTAACCCATCTTTTTGCTTTTTCTGGGTGCTGTTTAATCCAGCGTACAACACCTTTTTTATGACAGGTTTTACATCCTGACATCAAACCATCTTTAGTTCGTTTATCTTTATAAAATTCACTAGTTTCGAATTCTAATTTACAATTAGTACAACGTTTAACTATATTTAACATATTAACCTCCAACTATAATAATTTAACTACATCCCAAACTTAAACCACAATTTGGACATTTATGACAAGAACCATTTCTTACAGTTATACTACCACAATCTGAACACATAGGTCCGCTGGTTTCTACCGGTAATAACTCATGTATTTCTTGTTCTGATTTTTCGTCTTTATTTACTATATGTTTATCTATTATAGATTTATCAATAAAATGAATCTTCATCCAACGAAAGATGTAATCAATAATTGAACTACACATTGGCACATCTTTACTACTTGTCATTCCCGCAGGATCAAATCTACTTTGAGAAAATTTGGTTATTAATGTTTTTAATGGTACGCCATACTGAAGACACATACTAATGGCCGTGCCAAATGCATCCATTAAACCACCTACGGTACTCCCCTCTTTTGCTATCGTGATAAATAATTCACCTGGTAAACCATCTGGAAATTTACCTACTGTAAAATAACCCTCTGACCCTGCTACCGAAAATTTATGTGTTACTGAGTCTCTAGTCTCAGGTAGTCGTTGTCTTTTAGCTTTAGTGTCTTCTTTTTTCTTACTAAGATTTAAGGGTTGATTCTGTTTAGAACCATCCCTATAAATCGTAATCCCTTTAAGCCCTTTCTTCCAAGCCAACATGTAAGCATTCTTTACATCTTCAATTGTATCAGTAGAAGACATATTAATTGTCTTCGATATACCACCACTAAGATGTGGCTGTATAACTGCTACCATATTAACATGGTCAGACCAACTTAATACACGTTTACCCTTTGGACTTTTTAATGCACAATCAAATACAGATAGATGATCTGACTTTAACTCAGAACCCTCAATAGTTCCATTGGCTAAAATGAAATCAACTATGCTCTTGATCTCTATATCTTTATATCCAAGTGTCTTTAATGCTGTTTCTATAGTCTGATTGATAATGGTAAGCGTACCACCACCAGACATAGCCTTATACTTTACAAGTCCCAACTCTGGCTCAATACCTGTAGTATCACAATCCATCATAAATCCGATTGTACCACATGGAGCCTCAAGTGTTACTTGTGAGTTGCGAAAACCGGTTAAAGTTGTAAGTCTACGCCAGCTAGATTTAAGGTCACTAACTGGTATAATAGAATCATCTACAAGTTCACTAGCTGCTTCACAATGCTTTGTAAGCACATGGGCAAATGATTCCTTATTAGCATCATAATGTGTAAATACCCCTTTGGCTTCTGCTAATATATGTGACACCTCATATGAATAACATGTCATATAAGAAGTTATTACACTCGCAATATTCCTTCCTCTTTGACTACTATATGGAATACCAAGCGTCATTAATAACCCACCAAGATTACTATGACCTAATCCTAGCGGTCTATAATCATGACTATTCTGTGCAATCTGCTCAGTAGGATAAGAAGACCTGTCCACTAAAATATCCTGAGCAATAATAAACACTCGTATTGCATTAATAAATTTCTCAAAATTAAACTTACCATTCTCCATGAACTTAACTAGATTCAATGATGCAAGATTACAAGCACTGTTATCGTGCCAATAAAATTCACCACATGGATTACTACAATTAATAATACCTGTAGAAGTACACGTGTTCCACTTGTTAATAGTATCCGTAAATTGTAAACCAGGATCACCACATGAATGTGCCGCTTCTGCTATCCAATTAAATAACTGTTTAGCATCATACGTAGGTCCATTCTTATGTTGATTTGTTACTAACTTGGTTTTCCATTCCTTACTCTCTTCAACAGCAGTCATAAATTTATCTGTTATCTTTACAGATAAATTAACGTTCTGATAGAAAGCAAAATCAGAGGCATTATCAATAATAAAACCAGCCTCAGTTAAAGTCTTAAGTTTTTTATCTTCCTCTAATTTACAGAAGATAAACTCTTTAATGTCCGGATGGGAAATAGAAAGTATATTCATCTTGGCCGCACGTCTTACACGTCCAGCACTTTTGACTACATTGGCAACCGTATCATAAATCTTTAAAAACGATAATGGTCCACTAGATGTACCTCCACCACTAACCGCCTCCTTAGAACTTCTAAGTGTACTTAAATCAGTTCCTGATCCTGAACCGTTCTTAAATAACTTAGATTCACTCCTAGCTAAGTTCATTATTGAATCCATATTATCATCTACTGATTGAATGAAGCAGGCACTAGACTGTCCATACTCATTATTCTTCTCGGATGGTATAATCTTATTAGATTCACCATTATATCTGAAACTACTGAAATCACCTGGTTTAAGTTTATAAGTATGGGCAATACCTACATTAAACCATACAGGACTATTAAAGGCACCATACTGGTTTATTAATAACCATGTTAAATCGCGTTCAAATGACTTGTAAGAGATGTCAGAGTCAAAATACCCATCAGAGTAACCCCACCTACTGATTGACCCTGCTACGCGGGCTACAAGCTGCTTTACAGAGGTCTCTTGAACATCACCTGCCTGAGAGGAATAAAAGTACTTAGAAGCCACAATATTAGTAGCTAATTGAGACCAATCTTTTGGTACTTCTACATTCTTAAGCTCAAAAACAGTTTGCCCTTTACTGTTTATTATCTTAGCATCTCTCTTGTCCCATTTCTTAGTAGTGAAGGGATCTTGTGTACAAAAATATGGCTCAAATTTTATTCCCATATGAACTCCTTCTTAATATTAATATGTAACTCTTTTGGCTTAAATTTTAAAAACTTTGGAGGTCTGGAACCTTATACAGCCTTACACAGACAAATCTCAAAAGTTAATTACTTATATTACAACTAGTTATGACAAAAAATATGACCACTAAGTTTAATCTGTGTGATTTTATTAATTTAGATACTTTATGGCTTTTAAAAGTAGGTCTTTACTATCTTTAAACTGCCCTAAACCTAGATTGCATGTATTACATAATAATCCACGCACTTGTCCGGTTTTATGATCATGATCTACAGCTAATGCTCTTTTTTTAGTTGGCTCACTACCACAAATTGCACATCTATTTTTCTGTATTTCTAACATAAATTCATAGTCTTCAATAGATATATTATACGTATCACATGATTTATATCTATATTCAATTTTAGTTATATTTTTTTGTTTTTCTTTTCGTAATTCTTTCTTTATCTGCTTTCTTCTTTCTCGCTCTGTTCGTTGTTCTATATACTGTTTTGCTTGTTCTATTTGTATTTCACTTATTTTTTCTTTAACTTGGCTACCTTTATTAATTTCTAATTCTGCTTCAATGCAACGTATACATGTATTAGTGTGTGAGTCATTAGCATTTGTTAATTTAACAAATAATTTTAACTCTTTTTCTAGCCCACATTTAATACATACTCTAGTTAACTCTTTCATAATTTCTCCTTAATATCTAACAAAAAACACTCCTAAAAAGACAGTAGAGGGAACAGGCCGGTTAAGACCTGTTCCCTCTACGCCACAATCTTTACGCCTTCACACCAACTTTATCGAGGACTGTTCCGATAGCATCCTCAATAGTTGCACGTGTGTGATCCACCGCCGGCTCCGGTTGAACAATACGACGGCCATAAAGTTGAAACCGAAAGTCAGGAAATACTTCCGAAGGTGCCCATCCCACGATAGTGTTAGTCCTTTTATCCATCAGGGCTTGTTCGGAAAAGGAAATAACATTATCCTTCCATCCGGCTACTTCCTTATCGTTACCCTGGGTTCTATTCATAAGACTCTTGGCAAATTGCTCACTTGTACCAATTGTCTTATCATTTCTCATTACGGTAATAATACCATAAGGAAATTTTCCTGTATAGTAATCAAACATAGTCTGCACAAGGCCTTCGTCCAAGGCAATAGCTTGTACAACCTTTTTGACTTTGATTTGGCCGCTTGCAGCGTCCCTATACGGCGTATTAATAATATCATGAGGTCTTGTCCTGATGCTGTGACCAACCCGTACACCAATTCCCACGGCCAGGAAATGATGTAGATACTTTGTTACCGGTTGTCCATCCCGCATAACTGTAGGCGGAATGATGGCAACACCACCAACGAAATCACCGTTGGATTGCCTAGTGATTCCCACTAGGATTTGTTTGTCTTGCCTACATAGGCTCAACGACTGCAGGTTAGTTTGTCCCAAGGACGCATACTGGTAACCCTCATTGCGGGGCATCAACGGATCACTGATATTATGTTTATAGTCCATAACAATAACACTCCTTATTACGTTTTTCGGTATCGGTTTCGTTTTCGTTGCATCCAACTAATATTAGGTCTATTTCGGTTTCGCTATAACGACCTCCTTTACTTTCTTTTGAAATATGTGTATCTCTGTACATTTTGGTTTACAGGTATGACACACGGTTCGATTTGTCGAATGTGTGGAAAAGTCTTTCCCACATCCTTCCCTTTCACACTTCAATTTAACTCGTCCAGGTTTCTTCATTTTAATCCTTTATTTAAGTCTGTAACCTCGATAACCACATACTGGACAATGTATATTCATTTGTGGTGGATTACTTGTTAATATCATTGTCGGATCGCTGTCCCATAATTCATTATGACATTGTGGACAACTAATGCCATTTGAATGTGGCTCTCGTAACCGTCGTTGTTCTTTATAATATTCTGATCGTTCTTCATTATGTTGGTCAAGTGTCTTCATTTATACTTATCGAGTGATGAAATAATAGATCACGTAGAACCAACTAAATA